AGCAGGTGGCTCTAGTTCAATCTCATTCACGTCAATTCCTAGCACTTACAAGCATTTACAGATTCGTGGCAACGTGCAGACAAATCGAGGCACATATGGCATTGACTCTATTCAAATGACTTTCAACAGCGACACAGGAAGCAATTACACAGTTCATTGGCTTTTTGGTGACGGAGCAAGCGCAAGCGCAAGTTCATTAACAAATCCTACAAATTACCTTCGCATTGGTGATGGTCAGGTTGGAACTTCAACGGGTGGAACTTTTGGCGGCGCCGTGATTGACGTGCTCGATTACCAAAACACAAATAAATACAAAACAGTTCGTGGACTTGTTGGCGTTGATGTAAATGGCACAGTGGGCGGCGTTGGCGGTCGTGTTGGTCTAGGTTCAGGCGTGTGGATGAATAGCGGTTCAGCGGTTTCAACAATTAACGTATTTCCACAAGCGGGTTCTTTATGGACTCAATATTCATCCTTCGCCCTCTACGGAATAAAGGGATAACAATGGCAGCAGGTTCAACATATTCGACTATTGCAACGACTACGCTTGGCAGCGCAGCAGCCTCGTATACATTTACAAGTATTCCAAGCACCTACACAGATTTAGTGCTAATTGCTAACGGCTCGACAGTTTCAGCCTCGAATATAAATCTCAGAGTAGGCAATGGCTCAATAGATACTGGAACGAACTATTCATACACAGTTCTCAACGGCAATGGCACAAGTGCTACTTCTACGCGATACAGCAATCAAGGACAAATCCAGCCATCAAACGAGGATGCCTATTGGAACGCTACTGTTGCTGGCGCAATGGTGATTCACTTTCAGAATTACTCAAACACGACAACAAACAAAACTATATTAAGCAGAGCTAATCAGGCTGGGTTGGGAGTAAGCGCAGTAGTTGGCTTATGGCGTTCAACTTCTGCGATCAACCAAATCCTATTTGGTGGCGCTTCTCAAAATCTTGTCGCTGGAACAACCCTAACCCTCTACGGAATAGCAGCAGCATAATGCCAAATACATTCACACTCATTGCATCCTCAACAGTCGGAGCAGGTGGGGCTTCTAGTATTGACTTCACAAGTATCCCAAGCACCTATACGGACTTGGTGCTATACACATCACTTCGTTCTGAAGGCACCTCTACTATTGCCGCATTGATTCGATTCAACGATTCCACTTCTAGTTACAATGAACGTGAATTATACGGAAACGGCTCAACTGTAAGTTCAAGTCCAGACACAAACAATTACGGCGGCTATGCTGTTAGCACTGCTAAAACTGCCAACACGTTTTCAAATTCTGTAATTTATATTCCAAATTATGCTGGGTCAACCAATAAGTCATCGTCATTAGATTCGGTAACTGAGAACAATGCAACGGCTTCAGACGCTTCTTTGATGGCTAATTTATGGTCTAATACGGCAGCAATAACAAAAATCAGTCTAGTAAAAAATGGAACAAATAATTTTGCCCAATACTCAACCGCCTATCTATATGGAGTCAAAAATGCCTAAACCAACACGCATAGAAATCAACTGTGAGACAGGCGAGGAAACCATCATTGAATTAACTGATGCTGAAATCGCTGAACTTGCTTATCAGGCTGAATTAGCAGCCGAGAAAAAGGCTGAGGAGGATGCTGCTAAGGCAGCAATCGAAGCCAAGAAGCAGGAAGTCCTAGCAAAGTTGGGACTCACGGCAGACGAAGTTGCAGCTCTATTGGCATGAAACCAATTCTGTGCAAGGCAGGTCAGCAGCTAAGGGAGCAGATAGATGATAGTTACCCAGAGCGAGATCGAACCAGCGATGGTTGGATTGGCGATGCCCGTCATTCATCGCGTACTTCTGACCACAATCCTGATGCAAAAGGTATCGTCCGAGCCATTGACATTGACAGGGATTTATCTGGTAAAGCCAAGCCCGACCTCATGCCCGATCTTGCAGATCAGATACGACTCTGTGCAAAATCTAAGAAGGATGGCGGCAGAATCGCATATCTCATCTTTGACGGACGAATTGCATCGAGTAAAAAGAATTGGGCATGGCGTCCTTATGATGGGCTTAATCGCCACGTTAAGCATCTCCATTGCTCATTCACTAAGAAGGGCGACCAAGATGGTTCGTTCTTTAATATCCCAATGATAGGCGGCAGCGTATGAACATGAAGCACCCAGCAATTATCTCCATCGGCGCATTCTTAGCTGTATGGGGAACTACCTCTAACTTTTCATTGGACTATCGTTCAATTCTAGGCGCTGTTGTTGCTGGCGTATTTGGTTATGCAACGCCGAAAAAGTGACAGTTGAAGGCTTCGTTGCTCTGCTTGTGGGTGTCGGCACTATTCTTGGTGGTATTGCTGCATACACGCAATTTATGATTAAGCACTATCTGACTGAACTCAAGCCCAACGGCGGTTCCAGTATCAAAGACCAAGTCAATCGCCTTGAAGCGCGTGTCGATACCATAATCGAGTTGTTAGGTAAGTAACACTTATCTCATGGCAGCAAAGAAGCGGGTCATAGATTTAGAGACATACAACCAACTGGATGCTTACTGCATTGCGTTGAATGAGTATTACAAGTCTCTACGCAAGGCTGGGTTCAACGATCCAACAGCTCTATTCCTGATTACTGAAAGGGCTTCGTTTCCAGACTGGATACTGCCAGCCAAGCCAATAGAAAAGATTGGCAGCATTGACCCTGACGAATATGAGGATGACGATTAAGCGAACAGTAGTCGTACCAGACTTACAGATTCCTTACCATGATGAAATGGCTGTAAAGAATGTTGCAGCCTTCATAAAGAAATTTAGACCAGATTCAGTCGTGATTCTTGGAGATGAGCTAGACCTTCCTCAGGTGAGCCGTTGGGAGGAGAATAAACTGGGTTGGTTTGAGCAGACACTAGACAGAGACAGAAACCTAGCGATTGACATTCTGTGGGATTTAACTGAACACGCTAAATCTGCCCATGTAACCAGAAGTAATCATACAGATCGTCTCTATAACGTAATCATGCGTAAGATTCCAGCATTCTTGGCATTACCAGAGCTGCGTTATGACAAGTTTATGCGGTTCGAGGAATTGGGCATTGAGTACCATCGCCAGCCATATGCCATTGCTAAGGGCTGGATAGCCATTCATGGTGACGAAGGTAGCCTGAACCCTAATGCGGGGCTCACAGCCCTTGCACACGCCCGCAAGATGGGTTTTAACGTTATATGTGGGCATACGCACAGAGCGGGTCAGAGTGCCTTTTCTGAGGCTTCTAACGGGGTTTTAAGGCGCGTTCACAGGGGAGTTGATGCTGGACACCTAATGAACATAAAACGGGCTCATTATGTCTCTAGTCCGAATTGGCAGCAAGCCTTTCAAATCATGTATGAAGACGCGAAAGGCGTTCAGGTGGACATGATCTACATTGAAAAGGATGGGACATTTATGGTTGGGGGCAAACGTTATGGACGCGCCCGCTAGCATCGCCATCCCAGACCTTGAGGACGAAACAGCGGATGAATTCGTTATCGTTTCGTTATCAAAATGTGGCGGGTGTCGGCTCCGCTTGATGTAATACTTCTGCTGACTCAGAAATACTGGGCAGAAGGGCTACAAATGACAATCGCACAAATGATTACTTTTGCAGTATGCGTCTTGATGTTCTGGCTGGGCTATAAATCAGGCTACGCAACTGGCTATGTGGATGGACGTAAGGCAGTTCGCTATCACTATGAGAAGTTGGAACGCCAGTTTAAGCAGGTGGGAAAGTGAGAGCTAGTGAATACCTCGATTCAGCAAAAGCAACCATCCAGCAAAGAGGAATGGTGTACGGACACCCAAGCGACAATATGCAGCGAACAGCCGCACTCTGGAGCGCATACCTCGAAATGCCAATTACTGACTATCAGGTTGCGATGTGTATGGCATTGGTCAAAGCAGCAAGAAGCATGGAAACTCCAAGCAATGACACTTACCTCGATCTCGCAGCGTATGTTGCAATAGCAGGACAACTGCATACAGAGGAGAATGAACTCTATGTTTAACCTTGAGGATTATGAGACAGTTGAGGAACGTCTAATCAAATTCTGGAAGGAGCATCCTGATGGTCGCATTGCTACGAAACTGCTGGATTTCAGTTCTGGACGTTATATCGTTCAGGCTTTTATCTATCGAACTGAAGTCGATCAACACGCTTGGGCTACTGGGCTCGCAGAGGAAACGATTTCGGGTCGTGGAGTTAATGCTACTTCAGCTCTCGAAAACTGTGAAACCTCTGCGATTGGTCGTGCGCTCGCATCGGCGGGTTATGCGACAAAAGGCAAAAGACCAAGCCGCGAGGAAATGGGCAAGGTTGCCGCTGCTAAGAACAATG